AAGTTGGATATCCCATCCTTTAAACCTTTAAAGTTTAATGTTGCAATGTTGTACATCAATCCACCGATCTGTGTAACAATCTCGCTGATCCATATCAGATATGGTCTGATACGATTATAAAGCCCCGAAAATCCACCTTCTACGCCAGTTAATTTAGCAACCATATCACCAATCCCTACAGTAATCCATTTGATATAACCCCACAACATTTGTGAAACATTAAAGAGTAATGTAATTGGTGCCAGTGCAATCTTAAAAGCAACGGCAAAAACGGCACCTAAAACCGCCAATCCGTCCCTCAATAGAACATTGTTTCTGTATAATTCTTTAAACCATGTGATCAGACCAAGGACTTTCTCACCAATTTTTGAAACAATAGGTAAAAATATCTCTCCGATCTTAATCATTTCAACCTTCAGCGCATTCTGTACAATCTTCCAGCTCTCAAGTGGCGTGAGGGAATCTTTATACGCAGTGCCCAATGCTCCCTGACTATTGGTGACGTCGTTAATGATTGTTCGCAATTTACCTGCATCCTGTGTGGCAGTTGCAAAGAAAGATGCTGCCTCTGAATCCAGACCAAGGTTACCATAGAACTTAGCGCGCGAAAGGTCACTCAAACCTGCCGTCTTTTTGCTCAGAATGTCAACGATATTTACCAAAGGTTTGATTTTACCCTTAGCGTCGTAAAGGTTAATGCCCATTTGTTTGAAGGCCTTAATCTTTATGGGATCGGCCAATGCTTTGAATGCATTTTGTGCCAGCGTGGTTGCACGTTCTGATGTTTGGCCTTGTGCGGTCAGGAATGCCCATGCTCCGGCAGTTTCTCCCAACGCAAAACCGGCATTTCTCGCCATAGGGATGATCTTCGGAAGGTATTGCGCAATGTCCTTGAACTCTGCATTACCTGCTTTTACTGTTTGAAACAGTACATCATATACCTCGTTGACACCCCGTCCGGATGAATTCATAACCGAAACAGCAGCCATTGCAGTGGTTTCAATATCAGCAAAACCGGCCTTTGCCGCCCTAAGCGTTGGTTCCAGAGCATTAAGTGATGTTTTAACATCAAGGCCAGCAGATATGATCCGGTTAAATGCTTTGGGAACCCCTTCTAATGGAGCGACATTTCTTGAGCCTATCTCAAGAAGTTTATCTGATAATCCTCCAAGTTCTTTCTGGGTCATACTGGCAGTGACGTTTATTTCAGCTAACCCGACATGCCAGTCATTGGCCATGCCCGTAAATTTCACCATTGCCATGCCAGCTGCTAAAACAGCAGCCGTGATCAACACGTAAGGATTTGCAAGCATTCCCAATGCTCCACTAACTCCCGGCACACGATCTTCAATTGCACTAAAAAGTCTGGAGTTACTATTTGAAAATGCATCCAACCTGCGTTGCATCCCTCCTGTTGCCCGTTCGACCTGTTGTCTGGCAGAGTTAAGTCCGGCGCCTATTCTATTTCGAAGGTCGATCAACAGTTGTAATTTTGATACTCCGTTGGCCATATTGTTTGAATTATAATTGTTGTATATTTGTATTGAAAACGTTTGAGAGTTGGAGTGGAGGTTAATGCGTCAGCAACCACCGCGAGATAAGCAGCATCCTTTACAGGACTTCGTTTGCGCTTTTGAACGTTTTTTATTTCATCAATAATCCACTCCTTACTTTCTCCTCCTTATCCCTTAAATTGTACCAAGTCGTTATTTCAAGTCCATCATCTGTGATTTCGGTATCGATGATTACAACATTGTCTTTATAGAACTTCAAATATCTAATTTGCTCCTTTCCTGTTTTGTAATTTCGCATGTACATTTCATCTGGATCATTGAGAATGTCTGTTAAGTGTGCAAACAATTGATGTCTGTTCTCTGAGTCCTGTACATGTTTACCAACTGTATGGGTGTTGAATGTTTCCTTCTTCAATACAAGTTTCCGCTTCAAATAGTCCTCAAAACCCATCAATCCTTTACCGGCGTTCTCTTTAAATAACTCTCCAACATTGCCAGGAGTAATAGTCGCATCCAGCTTCAGTGATTTTAAACTATCTCGTAAATCCTTCAACTTCTTTAATCCATAATCTACAAACGAGTAGTCATTAATATTCTTACCTACCGACGTCTTTCCATCAGCATCCTTGAGTGTGCCCAGGTACATTTGATTTTCACGAAATACAACCCCGGTATCAGCCCTGTTTATGCCAAACATCTCCATTTGTTTGGTCGTTGGGAACGCGATCGGAAGCGCATCTTTACCGCTCATCAGTTTATCACCCGGTTTGCCTACCGATTGAATCCCTTCACAACGGCATTTATAACCATTCGGTGGCCATAGTCTGCGAGCTGCAACATCATCAAAAGAGAAAACCCGTCCGTCAAGTGTCGCATGCTCGTCACGAACATGATCATCCCCAATAGTCTGGTATTCCCAATGACCGATCTGATTCTTTTCAGCCATAAACTCCAAATACCTTGCTGAGTTCTGACCCGTTGCGATCGCAAAATCACGCTCGGTTGCAAGGTATGTTTCGTTGAATGCCGAGTTGATCTTCTTTGCCTGGTTAATAAAGTCGCTCTCTGACCGGATTTCATTCTTCTCTTTGTCGATCAATAGACGGTTTAACAGCAGTACTTCAGCGCGTCCCTTTGATTCGCTGAAGTGGAAAAGGTTCATCTCCATCATGGCCAGTGCGCGGTGATCAGGTGTGTTCCATGCAACTTCAGTACGACGGTCACCCCAACCGCTGAACAGTCCTGATCTCAATTCTTCAGCGATCCGTTTACCCTTCAACAATCGCTCTCTATCGGCATCGGTGATATTGTCATTGTACAGAAATTTGGCAATCTGATCATCAAACCCTGACAATTGATCCATCAATGATTTATTGGAACCTGCCGCAACCGGATAATTCATTACCGGATATTCGGGCAAAGAGATATTGCACGCCACAGCCATTGCCCTCATGGATGTGGCGGCATTAAAATTTGCTTTAGGATCAACAGCGGTTTTCTCCTTGCGTTTTACGATCGGAATATTGAAAGTTTTACCTATCCACTCATCATCAATTTCATATACAATCATTGCTTCCTTAACAATCTTCCAGTGTTCAGTCAGGTTCAATTCTTCTGTTTCATCGAACTGAAAGAACATCTTTGTATTATCGAAAGGGAAACCCAGTCCCTGTAGAACCGGCATTAGCTGATCATTAACTACGAAACTCACAGAGCGTTTGTCTGATCCTGCAATCTTATCATTCAATGTCCGCTCATGCACTTCTGTCTGGCTCCGGTTTGCCCCGGTATCGGCCATCGTGGTTGAACCGATGATCCGCTTGCTGGACTGTTCATCCTGGAACCTGGCTTGTGACAGGTAACACTTTTCAGGATTCCCGGCATTTGCCATGTCGTGGATCTCGATGGTTGTGCCAACCGGCAATACTGCCTGAGCAGCTTCACCAAGTTGCTTAAGCATCTTTTCAATGCGAGGAACTTCAGCTTTATTCTGGGTTGTGGCAGTGATCAGCGGCTGGCCATACTTCTCACTAAATTCAGCGTATGATTGCAGCGCATTGCGTTTCCATATCACATTTGGCACAACATCGTTGAGAATTCCGAAAGGTGAATTGTGAATGATTTCAATTACACCCGTTTCGGCTTTGTATTCAATAAACTTATCGCCTCCGATTTCGAGATAAACCCGGCCAAACTGCGGACAACAGTTTCTGCGTGGGATCATAGTGAATACCGGCGTTTCCAGTTCCCGAAAAAACTGAAGTACTGAATACCTGTAAAAGTTGGCATCCAGCGCGACATCAAGGAATTCAAAGAACCATTTCTTGTTCAGGAATGCAGTTTGCTCTTCAAGTACTTCACCCTTCAGGTCGGTAATGTAAAAGCGGTGGTTCAATGTGGCGGCTTTGCGGATATCCATCACCGATGCCAGGTGAGCATCTAACACCAGATCGCTCAATAAGTCCTGGAGCATATACCAGCGAGGGTTCTCCGGGTCTTCGGCAATTATTAACGCGTCACGCCATTTCTTAATATCCTTCCGGCTCCGGTCAGTCCACTCCTGAAGTAATTTAATTGTGATATCGTTCGCATTTGTTTGCGGTTTGCCTGTTACCGCTGCAACCGGATTACCAAGTAGTGCAGCCCCTGCGTTTTTAAATCTATCTTTAAAGCTCATTTAAAACAGTTTTAAATATTACCATTTATGATTTTCAGGAGTTTTGCTCCAAATCCGTGCCTCTGCATATTCATTACCATCAACGTCTATTACAGGAGGAAGATCAGCCGGTGTTGTTCCATTGCCAACATCCTTCAGCCAATCAACCGCGTCCTGGTATCTGTCAGCGCGATGCTGCGGGATATCTTTCATGCCGGTCTGGCTGTACAGATGATAAAGTGCAATGTCGATCGTGATGGTCACTATCCAGGCATCGCGGGTATCAATCTGTTCTCCGGGATTCTCACCTACCGCAGGTGGAAGCAATGGAGCGAATATCTTATCGCAATCGTACCGTTTTCCAATCCGGTTCTTGATTTGTGAGATTGCTGTTTGTTCGGCTCTCACCAGTTTGGCGGTAGTGTACCAATCGGCTGGGGATGTCAGGAGCTTGATGATCTCAAGCTTGATCTGCATCGCGTAATCGGGTTCTGTGATGAATCTCATTATCGTTTTCTTAAATAGATTTGCACTCTGTTATGGTCTAAATCAAAAAGCAATGACATTACAACATATCGCTGTTCTTTCACATAAACCTCATCATCTCTTGAGGGTACCGGGCAGTTCTCACCTTTGATGACCAACGTTTCATCGCTGTAGAAGTCAATAAAATATCTTCTCATTATAGTTTTGAATTAAGAGTTGTGAAATTCGTCACAGATACCTTGTCAAGTTCTATACACCATAGTTTGTACATTTTATAGAACTGTATGGCTTTTTTAATCTTTGCTTTCCGCTTCGCAATGATCATCTCTATGCACAATATTACTCTTGCCATAATTCAATTTCTTTGTGTGTAAACACGTTAGTTTCACCGTCAACTAACACCAGATAATTTGGTTTAATAAGCCAGTTGGGTGCAAATGGATGCGGTAAAAGCTGATCAATGCAGCCTCTTTTGCCTGTTTTCTTAATTACTACTAAATCTCCCTTTTTCATTAGAAATACCTGGTTTTAGTTGCCTCCCTGGACAATGTTTTTACTTCAAATTTCTCAACAAAGGTGATCGCGTTTACTTCCGTGAATGCTCCCTGAAGCGCATCCAGGAAGTCTAAGGGTACTGATGCTCCTTTTTCGAATGCCAGTAAAGTGTCGCGTGCTAAAATGGAGTCTGCATTGTCCTTTTCATCAACATTGAAATAGGTATTCATGCGTTCAAAGTAACCCGACATCCCTTCAATACGATCGAACTTATTGGCCTTTGCACGTTTGCTGGCCACAACCGGGATGTAGTATCCCCTGCTGTCACCCTCCTCATCAAAGTCATTCACAAACTCACTCATTGCAAACAATCCCTCAATGATGTATTGCATTGATTCACCATTGAGCTTCTTATCTTCGAAAATATCGTATAACCATGCTGCAACCTGAGTCCGGGATGTTTGCCTGAAGAAAATGTGAAGGATATGGTATTTGCGTCCGATCCTCCCCAGGGCGACAATTGATTTATGACAGGCTTCATCCGAAAATGAAAGGTCACCATAAAACACGATCGCATCGTATTTCCGGTAAGGGAGTATCTTGGTAAACTGGATTTGATTGTATTTAAATACCTTCCCTTCTTCGACATGGGTGTTCATGTACTCGCGCATGAACGAGCGGAAAGGCATTGAATTGTACTTCTTTTTCCAGTACTCCGCGCTTGTTTTCTCCGGCCAGTTCGACTCGAACGTGTTCATGTCCTTTACCGCATCAACCCTGAGATGAAAGAAGTCGTGACTTTCATTGTTCGCTTTTGCCTCCTTTATTTTGACAACGATATACTCCTTCAGCCGGTTGGTGATCGACTTCTTATTAAAGTTGTTGTTGGCATAAACAAACCGCTCG